CGGGGCTAAGCCCGGCTGCTCTGTAAACGTATTGTAATAAACGCTAGATGTGTTTAACGGGTCATAATCACGGTTGCCTACTGGCACGCTGATTGACACAGACATTGTGCCCGGCCCAAATACGTCTAACGGTTTGTGGCGGCCTCGACTAATTGTAATGTTTTGCACCACGTTAGTAATGTCGTTGTAATCCTCGCCGTTACCGTCAAGCACATCAGGGCCGTTGAGTGTTGAGTCATCTAAATAAAATGCTTCACCGTCATAACCGCTAGACAACTCTAAAAGGTATGTGCCACCAGTTATAACAGTTGAGCCGGGCATGATCAGATCGTTGCAAAATTAACTGGGCCGTAAACCTGTTGGTATTGCGCTATCGCGTCAACAACAGACTTGCCAATTTCTGCGCTAGTTGAGATGCCACCAAAAATGTTGATGCTAAAACCGCCCTGCACGTCAACACCGCCACCAAACTTGTTGCCGCTTGCACCTGCTTTATAGCCGGGCCCTTGACTGCCTTTAGACATACTGCCACCACCACCGCCACCAGACGATGGCGCTAATGCCAATGGTGCTGTTGGTGCTGGCATAGCCGGCATTGCTGCAAGCACTTGACCTACACCGCCCTCACGCGCTGCACCAGAGCCAACTGCCGCTGAACCGCCACCGCCCCCGATGCTAGGCAGGCTTAATGATGGCAATGTTGGGATGTCGCTAAACGGGTTAATCAGGTTCATGCCTCGAATGATCAGGTTTATTGCTGAGATGTACGCGTTGGCAAAAGTCTCAAAACCACTGATCAGGCCGTTAAGCACACTGTTGACAATGTTGCGGAATGTCTCAAATGTTTTGTACGCGTAAACAACGCCAACAACTAGCGCTGCAATGCCTGCCGCAATTGCTGAAAACGGGTTGAGCAAGATTGCCACAGAGATTGCGGTGATTGCGGCGGCAACAGCCAAAAATGCGCTTGGGTTTTTTTGTGCCCAGTCAGCAAACTTTTGCAAGATCGGTAACACTTTTTCTACGATTGGCAACAACGCTGCACCGATTGACTCTGTGGTTTCGTCTAAAGAGTTTTTGAGTATCTTAAACTTGCCTGCAGCGGTGTTGGCTGCAGTTGCTGCAGAGCCGCCAAAAGTTCCGCCCAGCACGTTCATTACCTCATCGAGTGACGCGCCGTCTTTAATCATGGCTTTAATCTCTGGTGACAGCGCTTGTAAGCCTTTCATGTTGCCGCCATACGCTTTAGCGAGCGCGTCAGAAACCTCAGCAAGCGACTTGTTAGACCCGATAGCAATATCTTGTGCCAGCGACAACGCGCTAGTTGCTGTAGCAATGTCTTTTGTGCCAGTAACAAGTACAGCCAGTGCCGGGCGTAGTTCGCTATCAGCCGTGCCAGTAGCCCTCGACATAGCGCTAATCATGTCCTCAGTTGCTTTGACCTGTTTTTCTGTAGCGCCAGTGACATTGCCCAAAGTCAACGCAAGTTGTGCAGCCTGTGCCTCATCCTCTGCAGCTGCAGCCACCGCAGCACCGAGAGCCGCAGTGACTGCACCCAACGCGGCAGCGGCAGGAACGGCAGCCTTCTTAATAGCAAATTGTGCTTTAGCGCCGACTGTTTCTAGTTGCTGAAATTGCTTGATTGCTTTAGCAACGCCTTTACCGTCAAACTCAGAAACAATCGGTAAAAATACGGATGACATAGAACAACCTTACAATCTTGGGTCGTTGACAACGCGTTTAACTAATGCCCGTACTTGATCAACAACTTTTTCACCTGCAGCATCCCACGCTGGCCAGAGCACTCGAGATGCCTGCCCGTGCTTGCGGTTCATGTTGTTGGCAAATCGTTTGCCTGCATCAGTTTTAGGTGTCTTACGGCCTGTCATGTCAAATAACACTGCCGTTGGGCCTTTGTATCTAATAAAGAACGTGCCTAAGTTTTGCTGAAATCCTGCAAACTCTCGTACCTTTTTACCGCTGACCCCAGACTTAACAGTGTCATCAGCGCCTGACCACGGCAATATCTGGTATCCGCTTTTTGTAGTCCATTTGTAATCCATGCCACTGAGTGGCGCGCCAAACGGCAAACGGCCTTGCGCCTCGTCAACAACTGGTTGCATGACTTCTCTAAAGTCTTTAGTAATTTGCATACGCAACTTTTTGTCTATGCGATTAAGTTTGGCTAACGCATCCTTGATGCCTGCCACCTCAATAGTTGCACTTACGGCCATAGTGCTTACCTCTTTTTGTTGTTCTTTTCTATAACACTAATCACCGTGACTAGGTCGCGTGTGTCAAACTCGATGTGCGTTGGCCACCATCCTACTGCTACCAGCATTTCTGCTAGTTGTCTTCGGTAAGTGCCAACGCTGTAGGGTTTGGGTTTGTCTCATCGACTGAGGTTAAATCCATGTTGGGATGCTGTTTAACCCATTCGCGCCACGTGTCTGGCACAGAGTCACCAGCAAGTTTGCACAAGTGATACGCCCAGCAAGCAATGTCGCTGTAGCCAATACCTTTACCGTCAGAAACTTTGCGGTTCTCTAGTTTTTCCCATTCACATACCACAAACATATTTGTGGTCATGGTGCGCTTGCCGCGCCCATCTTGTAGGTCTAATTCTAATTTGACTTTCATGTGCCTGCTTTCGTGTCGGGCCGTTGCCGGCTGTTTTTAAGACGTTGCGACTGAGTACACGCCACCAGTAAACGTGATGTCAATTGTGTCTAGCGCGCCTAGTGCGGCGTTGACAATTGGCAAGGTTTCTAGGTAGCAGCCTGTCAAGGTTGAGATTGGGTTTGTTGCGCTGGTTGCCGCGCTGGTTGGCTTGATTGTGACCGTTGTAGATGTGCCTACAAGTGCAGCCAATGTTGCGTAAGTCTCTGTGGCGGCAAAACTGTTGTACATCGTCAAAGTCAACGTGCTGTTTTCTAGGCCGCCAACATAGACGCGTGCGGTCTTGCCAAACGATGTGCTCTCTAACGCCTCGATCACGCGAGTCAGGGTTGATGCGCTGGTCTGGTCTGTCAAGTCAACGGCGTTAACGGTGACTACTGGGTTAGATAGGTAGGTGCTGGTAGCCATGTGGGTTAAATCTCCTCGTTGGGTTCTGTACTAGTTTTAGCAGGTTTTTTAGGTTTAGGTGTGGATTGCTCAATAATGAAACCGCCAGACAACAGCGCTGCCACGTTAATGCCGTCAGCCGGCACGTATGGGTCACCAATGATGCCAAGTTTGGTAGAAGCAACTGTGTAGATCATGCGGTCTGTGCCTGCACTTTAATTGTCAGGTCATAGCACGGAAATGATGCGCCACCAATGTCAATTGACCCGGGTCTGCCGTCTAACACGATTACAGCCGATGCCAGCACCAATGCAACAACTTGCAAAATCTCGCGCAACACTGGCAGACCTGCAGGCCCAGACCCGACAACTTTAAGCGGAAAATCCATAGTCACAATGTTGCCGTTGCCGCCGTATGTCGTAAAACTTGGAGCAAGTAAAAAAACGCAATTCGGAACTAATCGAGTTGGGTCAGTTACTACGCGCAAGCCAGTTACGGCTGTCAGCGTGGCTGCTACATCGTCTATGGCCTCGTTAAGTAGGTCTGTGTATGGTGCAGGCATTAGGCAACCGCTGGTCGGGGGATGCCCAACAATTGCTTAACGATCGGTGTCAATGACTGTTGCGTTGGTGTGCCCATTGTGTCAAACGCTGCATAGGCAGTTTCTATTGACCCTCGACTACGCCACAGCGCTGCCGCATACATGAGCGTGCCAAGCGTGGCATCGTGACCCGGTGACGTGGTAAGGCTGTCAAAATAACCTGACTCTTGCCTACGGCGATAACAGAAATCGTTGCCAGCGTTGCGCGCTTGTTCAGCAAGAGTAAAATCGTCTGATGGGTTACTAATTGATACGCCCAAGTAAGTGATCAGTTGCGCCGTTGTAATCCAAGAGCAGTTTTGTGTATAGGTAACTGTGCCAGCATAAAACGCTGCATAGTCCACGTTGCTACCAGTAGCCGCGTAGATGATCTGGTTAGGCCGTGCTACATCCTCGTTATAC